AGATGAGCAGACGATACGGGAAACACCAGACAGAGACGCAGGTGGATTGCGAGTGGGCTACGCTGGACGTAGTGATTCACTGGACGCTAGACCGTGATGACTACGAGGACCTTGTGACAATTGACAAGATCACAGTAGGCGACAGGGATTTACACGAAGGGTGGAACGAGAATTATTTTTATGATATAATCCAAGAGGAAGTATTAATGGGCGAGGATTACTTGCCAACAGACCACGGTGACTGATATGGAATGTGAGTATTGCAACGAGACAGTACACCACGAGTACGACAGGGTTGTAGATGAACACGATATGTGCTACCATGTCTGGTGCTATGAACGCATACAGGAGGACGAGCAGTGAACATATTTTACCTGTCACGTGACCCACACGAGGCCGCACGTTTACAGTGTGACAGACACGTGGTAAAGATGATATTAGAGACAGCACAGCTACTCAGTACTGCCCACGTCGAGCTAGACGGGGATCAGGTAGCGTACAAGGCAACACACAAAAACCACCCTAGTGCGGTCTGGGTGCGGTCTAGTGCTAACGCTTACATCTGGGCATGGCATCACCTAAAAGCCCTTGGATGCGAGTATGAGAGACGTTATCAAAAGGTACACAAGACCATTAGGGAACACTTAGAAGCTCTCTGTGGGCTTCCTAAGGCCCTTGTGAGCGATGTTACACCCTTTGTAGACCCGCCACAGTGTATGCCAGACGAGTGCAAACGCGATGACGCTGTGCTAGGGTATCAGGTGTACTACAATTACAAAGCAGACGATTGGGACGCACGGGGCATCCCTATGCGCTGGTACGGACAGGAGGCAGTGTAATGTTGTTTTGGGGATTTTGCGTGGCCTTTGTAGTGTTCTGGGCTATTATGATTGCAACAGGAGACAGGTAAATGCACGACTACAACGAACCTGATCTGTCACAGGAGCAGATGATACACGATCTGACAGAGTTTGAGTTTAACTTCATTGATTTTGCTACGGTTGTCGCTATGGCCCGTAGTGTTATCAGGGACCGCTACAGGGCCAAGAGTTACAACGAGCTATGCAAAGCGTACGCTCAAGTTTTTGGGCCGGAGGACAACGGATGAGGTGTAAAGCGTGTGATGTGATCTTGGACGATCTAGAGGTACTGAAAAAGGACGCTAACGGGGTACACTATGATCTGTGTACAGATTGTTTGACGGTATCTATCTCTACCCATTGGGAGCTAGAGAACATGGAGTCAATACCTGATGATGGTAATTTATCACAGGATGAAGTGTTGCAATTACAGGAGAACTATGATAACATCTTAAGTAGTCTTAAGGACTACTAGAGATATAAACTAAAGATATAAACTAATGGGTAATACTACATAAGTACTACAGTAGTAGGGAGGGTTGCAATACCAGAAAGAGTGTGGTATACTATTGGTGTACCTTCGGGTACAGTTAATTAACTAACGAGGATTATCTCAATGTCAAGTCAAGTTATCGAAGGTGTAGTAAACTTCAGCAACGTCACGAAGCACGATGTGTACAACGGTCAGGACACTGGCGCGTTTTCCATGACAATCACCATGTCAGAGGACGATGCGGCAACACTGGCGGCACAGGGTGTCAAGATCAAGGACTACGAGGGCAATAAACAGCGTAAGTTTAAGTCCAAGTACACCATTGGTCTGTACGATGCCGAAGGCAACACGTACAACGGGGAGGTTCCGTATAACTCCCGTGTGCGTCTGAAGTACAAGACGGGTCCAGCACACCCCGTCCACGGTACTCCTACGTATCTGGAGGCTGTGAAGGTGCTAGAGGAAGCAGAGGTCTCACCGGAGGTGGCTGACTTCTGATGGACTCTAAATTCCTACACCACGAGGAATGTCCCAAGTGCGGTAGTAGGAACAATGTGGCGGTTTACTCTAACGGTGGCCGCCACTGTTTTTCTGCCGACTGTGACTATCACGTAAACGGTGAAACAGGAGAGGAAACTGAGGTGACAACACCCAGCAAACTCAACATGGGTGGTGTGGTAGCAGAGATTACCGACAGGCGTTTGTCACAGAAGACCGTGAGCAAGTATCAGGTTACTGTAGACTACGCAACAGACGGTACGATTGCTCGCCACTACTACCCCTACTATGACGTAGATACAGGTGAGCTAGTAGCCGCCAAGTCTCGCATAGTCAAGACCAAGGATTTCCTATCGTCTGGCAGTATGTCTAACGTGGGCCTGTTTGGTCAGAAGCAGTGCCGTGGTAGAGGTAAGTTTATCACGATCACTGAAGGCGAACTCGACGCCATGTCTGTCTACGAGATGTTCGGGCAGAAGTACGATGTGGTCTCTCTCCGGTCTGGTGCTAGTGGTGCGTCAAAGGAGATCAAGGCACAGCTAGAGTGGCTAGAGGGCTACGATAACGTGGTGCTTTGCTTTGACCAAGACAAGGCAGGAGATTTAGCAGTAGAGCAGATCAAGGATCTGTTTAGCCCCAACAAGCTGAAGATTTGTAAGCTGCCCCTGAAGGACGCCAGTGAAATGCTCATGGCTAACAGGGTGCAGGAGTTTACACAGGCTTGGTGGGACGCAAAGGTGTACCGCCCTGATGGTATTGTGGCTGGTGCTGACACATGGCAGGCTCTGGTAAACAAGCGACAGGTACAGAGCATACCGTACCCGTGGGACGGACTAAATGAAATCACAAGAGGACACAGGCCCTACGAACTTGTCACTATCACAAGCGGTAGTGGTATGGGAAAATCCCAGTTTATCAGAGAACTTGAGTACGATCTGCTTCAGCGCACAGACGCCAACATCGGTGTACTTGCACTGGAGGAGGACATCGCAACGACAGCTTTGGGAATTATGTCGGTGGCGTCATCTAGGCGACTCCACTTGGAGGAAGACACGCCTGTTGATGAGCTTAGACCTCATTGGGAATCAACGATGGGGTCTGGACGTTATTACCTGTTCGATCACTGGGGGTCAACGTCAGCCGATGAGCTTCTTTCAAGAGTACGGCACATGGCGAAGGCCTGTGACTGCCGATATGTCATCCTCGATCACTTGTCCATCGTGGTTTCTTCTCAAGAGAACGGGGACGAACGGAAAGCTATAGATGAGATTATGACCAAGTTACGTACACTAGTGGCAGAGACAGGCATCACCCTGTTCCTTGTGTCACACCTACGGCGTAGCTCTGGCACAGCACACGAGGACGGTGGGCGAATCAGTCTGCAGGACTTGCGTGGGTCACAGTCTATCGCACAGCTGTCCGACATTGTGATCGGCATGGAGCGTGACCAGCAGAACGAGGACGAAGACGTAAGGAACACCACCACGGTACGTATCCTGAAAAACCGTTACTCTGGTGAAACTGGCCCCGCTTGCTGGCTACGGTACGACAAGCACACAGGACGCATCCACGAGTGCGCCAACCCTAACCCACCGGAGACTGAGTTTTGAGTACCAGCGAGAACTTAATCTTCTGTGACATTGAAACTGACGGACTAGACGCTACTACTATCTGGTGTGCTGTCTGTCGCCACAACGGAGTATCGGAGGTAATATGTAATGAGAAAGACTTCAAAGCGTATGTATCGGATCGTGAAGGGTGTACGTTCGTATTCCACAACGGAATTGGCTTTGATGTTCCTGTGGTCGAGCGTCTTTGGGATTTTACTTTTGACAGGAGTCTGGTCCTTGACACTCTAGTACTCTCAAGACTCGCAGAGCCTAGTCGGTCAGGCGGTCACTCCCTGCGGAACTGGGGCAATACTCTGGGCTTCCCGAAAGGAGATCACGAGGACTGGTCACAGCTGACACCAGAGATGATCGACTACTGCATCCGTGACGCTGAGTTGACTGAGGCTGTGTACAATCGTCTCATGGTGGAACTAGACGGGTTCTCTAAAGAGTCCCAAGACCTAGAGCATCAGGTGCAGTGGATTATACAGGAGCAGGAGCGCAACGGTTGGCTACTTGACCAGCGCTTGTGTCACATCCTGTGTGCCAAGTTTAAGGAGCGCATGAATGAAATTGAAAGTGATCTACAGGCGCTTTTCCCGCCGATTGTTGAGGAGCGATACTCAGAGAAAACAGGTAAACGACTTAAGGATAAAATCACTGTATTCAATGTTGGGTCACGGCAACAGGTTGCGGAACGACTGTCAGCTAAGGGCGCTGTATGGACGGAACTCACTCCGACAGGCAAACCGATGGTTGATGAGAAGACGCTTAAAGAGAATAACCATGTACCCGAAGCGGCACAAGTCTTGGAATACCTCTTACTGCAAAAGCGCTACGCACAGGTAAACTCGTGGCTGGAACACGTGCAGGACGATGGTCGTGTACACGGGAGAGTCACGACTAATGGTGCTGTCACTGGTCGTATGACACACCAAAGCCCCAACATGGCTCAGGTTCCCTCAGTGAACTCTGAGTACGGCAAGGAGTGCCGTGACTGTTGGATTGTACCAGAAGGACGGAAGCTGGTTGGTGTTGACGCCAGTGGTCTAGAACTACGGATGCTCGCTCACTACATGGGCGACGAGGAGTTTACAAATGTCTTGCTTAGAGACGATATTCACACCAGAAATCAAACTGCTGCAGGACTTGCAACAAGACCTCAGGCAAAGACTTTCATCTACGCTTTCCTCTACGGAGCAGGGGACGCCAAAATTGGAAGCATCGTCGGAGGATCTGCGCGAGATGGCAATGAACTTAGGACACGCTTTCTACGAAATACACCTGCTCTTGAAACTCTACGAGAGCGAGTTGGACAGGCGTCTAGGAAGGGTTACCTCAGAGGACTTGATGGTAGAAAACTCTGGGTCCGATCAGAGCATAGTGCATTAAACACTCTACTACAGGCGGCTGGTGCTATCATTATGAAACGTGCGCTTGTCCTGCTGGATGACTACGCTACACAACACGGAATTGACTACAAGTTTGTGGGGAACGTACATGACGAGATACAATCGGAGGTGGTTACTGAACAAGCAGAGAAGTTCGGCTGGCTCGCAGTTGAGTGCATCAAGGCGGCTGGCATTTCTTTTGAACTCAGATGCCCGCTCGACGGAGAGTACAAAGTCGGATCAACGTGGGCGGAAACACACTGATGGATCAGCTTTGCTTTTTCGAAAATGACGATCTAGGGGCAGGCCACGGGAAGGTGTGTTCAAAGTGTGACCAGTACCTACCACTGGACGCTTTCAACATGGCTTCTGGGGGCAATTACCTAAGGGCTGAGTGCCGCAAGTGCAACAATGAGATGCAGAAGGTGCGTAAACATCTCAGAGAAAAACATGGGATGCCGCAGGAGGGCTACCACTGCCCTATCTGCAAAGGCTCTGAGGAGGATGTTAAAGGGCGAGGAAACACAAAGAACGGTTCGTGGGTGCTAGACCATGACCACGAAAAAGAAACGTTTAGGGGCTGGTTGTGCCACAAGTGTAACAGGGCGCTGGGCGGCTTTGATGATGATACTGATAAGCTGACTGCGGCTATCAATTACTTAACTGGACAAAACCTATGAACATATATTCACTGGTAGATGACATTTACAAGGTGGTTTCTGAGAAGGAGCCAGCAGAAGGTGTCGACCTGTACGACGAGATAGACCGCTTTGGTGAGAACTGCAAGCGACTCATGTCTAACCTGTTCACTGAGAAACGGGACGGGCGCAAGCTGCGAATGTCAAACATCGGGCGCGACGACAGATTCCTGTGGAACGTCGTGAACAACCCAGACGTACAAGAGGAGATGACTCCCAATACTTACGTCAAGTTTATGTACGGGCATCTGATCGAAGAGATGCTGTTGTTTCTCACTAGACTTTCTGGACACGAGGTGACCGATGAACAAAAACAGTGTGAAGTGGCGGGTATCACAGGCTCTATGGACTGTAAAATTGATGGTGTTGTCACTGATGTTAAGTCTGTGTCCTCTTTTGGGTTTAAAAAATTCAAGGATGGCAGTCTCGCTTTTGATGATCCGTTTGGATACGTTGCTCAAATTAAAGGGTATGCACATTCTGAAGGAGAAACCAAATTCGGCTGGTTAGCTATGGACAAACAGAACGGGCATCTCACGTACCTGATGTACGATTCTGAGGACACACAGGCTCCAGTGTACGACAAGATTTCATACGACATAGAGGAGCATATTGAACGTGTAAAAAAGCTCGTAGAGCAACCGGAAGCACCGGAGCATTGCCACGAAGTCGTACCCGATGGCAAAAGTGGAAATCAAAAGCTCGCAGTCGGTTGTTCCTATTGTCCTTACAAGCATACTTGCTGGCCCGGAGTAAGAACATTCCTGTACTCAAGCGGTCCCAGATATTTAACAGAGGTAGTCAATGAGCCGAAGGTCACGGAAATCGAAACTAGGTAACTTCAGATCGGAGTTTGAAAAAGATGTCGCAACGCAGTTACAACCATTTGGCTTTAGCTACGAACCGTGCCAGATCCCATACCGGATCGAACGCAAGTACACCCCAGACTTTGTGTACGAACTCAACGGACGGGTCTACTACATTGAGTGCAAAGGCTATTTTCGCGCAGGAGACACGCAGAAGTATAGAGCGATCAATAACTGCCTCGCGGAGAACGAAGAACTCATCTTTGTCCTGATGAAGCCTAACCAAAAAGTGAGCAAAAGTACCAAAAATACTATGGCTCAATGGTGTGACAAACATTCAATTTTATGGTATAATATAGATACGCTTAAGGAGTTGGTTGATTATGTCTCTGACACTAGAAGAAATTAAGGAACGGTTGTTGCGGTTGTATGATCCTGACGATCTTCTGGAAGCCCTACAGATAACTGCTGAAGATATACTGGATAGGTTTGAAGACAAACTTTTGCGTAGACTTGATGAGTTTCAAGAAGATTTAGAGGAAGAGTATGAGCATTGATAACGCAACACCTAAAGAGTGGGACACTATCACAGGCAAGCTGTACCATCCTCAGGACCAGCACAACCCTGTGACTCAGCCTGACCACTACAACAAGGGAGCCATCGAAGCCATTGAAGCAATCAAGGCGTCCATGCACCCTCAGGAGTACAAGGGCTATCTAAAGGGTAACTGCCTGAAGTATCTTTGGCGCTACGAGTACAAGAATGGCGTAGAGGACTTGCGGAAGGCTCGTGTCTATCTGGATTGGCTCATCAAGGAGGTTGCCTTATGAAAGTCATAGATGGCGGCTTTGGTAAAAAGAAAGAAAACAAAGACGGTATACCCACTAAAGAGTTTTTAGCCACGTTTGCACTGAAGGCTAAAGACTACGAAGACGAAGGCAGAGACGTAAAGGCAATTGTCTTGATGTACGAGGACGGTGGAGTATTTGAAGTAGCGTCTAACGAACAGTACCCTGACGGCGTGTTCATGCTACTTCACATGAGCGCACACGCAATACTTAATGAAACGCTAGGAGTAACAATATAGATGGACGCATACCAGCAATACATTCACAAGTCAAGATACGCACGTTACTTACCAGAAGAGAAGCGGCGTGAGACTTGGGAAGAGACAGTAAACCGATACCTAAACTTCTGGGTAGATCGGGGACACCTGAACGACTTTGACGTATCAGAGCTATACCAAGCCATTCACGATCTTGAGGTCATGCCCTCTATGCGGGCTCTGATGACAGCAGGAGATGCGCTAGAGCGTGACAACGTAGCAGGGTTTAATTGCTCCTACCTACCCATAGACCACCCCAAGGCCTTTGACGAACTGATGTACGTCTTGCTATGCGGAACAGGCGTAGGCTTCAGTGTAGAGCGGCAGTACATTACAAAACTACCAGATGTAGCGGAGACATTCCATGCAACCGACACAGTTATTAATGTTGCAGATTCGAAGATCGGATGGGCGAAATCGTTTAGGGAGTTGGTATCACTGCTGTACTCAGGTCAGATTCCCGAATGGGACGTTAGCAGAGTTAGACCTGCAGGTGCCGCGCTCAAGACTTTCGGAGGCCGTGCAAGTGGTCCTGAACCTCTCGTCGATCTTTTCAAATTCACAATTGAACTCTTTCAGGGAGCAGCTGGACGAAAACTTACGTCCATTGAATGCCACGATCTTTGCTGCAAGATTGCTCAAATCGTCGTCGTTGGAGGAGTCAGACGAAGCGCCCTCATTAGTCTCAGCAACCTCACAGATGACCGCATCCGACGATGTAAGTCAGGACAATGGTGGGTAGACAATCCTCAACGTGGGCTGTCTAATAACTCAGCGTGTTACACAGAGAAGCCTGACTTTGAGGCTTTCTTAAACGAATGGACAAGTCTATATGAATCACGATCTGGCGAACGAGGTGTCTTTAGTAGAGTGGCAAGTCAAAAGCAAGCTGCACTCAATGAGCGAAGAGATGCTACCTATGATTTTGGAACTAATCCATGTAGTGAAATTATCCTCAGACCCTACCAATTCTGCAACCTATCTGAAGTTGTTGTCAGGCCATCCGATACGCTCGCTAGTCTCAAACGAAAAGTACGCCTTGCGTCTATCCTTGGAACTCTACAGGCTACCCTCACAGACTTTCGATACCTCCGAAACATCTGGCGAGTGAACACAGAGGAAGAGGCACTTCTGGGTGTATCACTGACAGGCATCATGGATCATCCGTTGTTGTCTGGGCGTCAAGACAAGAACAAACTCAAGAAGTGGCTTACGGAGATGCGTAATGAAGCTATCGTTACCAACGAGCAATGGGCTAAAAAGCTGGGCATTAACCCTTCTGCAGCGATTACTGCGGTTAAGCCTTCTGGTACTGTTAGTCAGTTGGTCGATTCTGCTAGTGGCATCCATCCTCGGTATAGCAATCAGTATATTCGACGAGTTCGTGCAGACAGCCGTGACCCGCTTTGCTCTGTCCTAGAGGACGCTGGTGTGCCTGTGGAGGACGATCTAATGTCCCCTAGTACTAAGGTATTCTCCTTTCCTATTGCGTCTCCTGACGGCGCTGTGACAGCCTCAGAGATGGGTGCTATGGAGCAGTTGGATCTGTGGGAGATATATCAGGACTACTGGTGTGAGCATAAGCCATCAATGACTTGCTACTACCGTGATGAGGAGTTTCTAGAGGTGGGACAGTGGCTGTACAACAAGTTTGATAAGGTATCAGGTATCAGCTTCCTGCCTTACTCAGACCACACGTACCAACAAGCCCCGTATGAACCTGTTGACAAGAAGACATACAACCAGCTTGCTAAGGACTTTCCTAAGGAAATATCGTGGGATATAGAAGAGGCCAGCGATATGACTGAAGGATCACAACAACTGGCCTGTACAGGGAATAACTGTGAGTTATAGCAACGCAGGTGCGTTATGACATGAATAGGATAGAGTAACCTTCCCTTTTGCCTACGTCCTCTGGCTTGTCTTTCGGGTCATGGGGCGTAGGTATTCCTTCCGACTGCATCTTCTTGATACGCTCTTTAGAACGCTGACACATACTGTGATAGTCGATAGACGTATAGGAAACTGTGTGATCTTTGTCTTTCATTTTTAACTCCAGTTAAAAGTCTTCTACTTCTTTAAATCCTACCATCAGATTAAGACCTTTTTCTCTTACCTTTTGGTTCCACTTTCTGTTCTCTAACGAACGCAACCATGTAGCACCAAACCTTTTGTTACCTTCTTGGATAAACTCAGCTAGAAGAGACTCATTGTTGCCGGGGTGTGATGCGTAAGTCGCACCGTACTCCAACAGTTCCTTTTGCCTAAAACCGTCTGCGTTCTGGAAAGTTTGTGAGGCCACTATAGATCCAAGAACACGATCAACGTAAGGCTGCGTTATCTCTCTAAGCAACGCTGTTTCTGCCCCGCTCAGTTTAATACCAATAAAAGAAGAATCAACAATAGGAATGTTAGCCTCTGTTCTCCAAATATATTTCTG